GCCGCCGACGCCGCCGTCGCCTGGTCCGCGGAACAAGAGTTTCAAGCCAAAAAACTCATTCAGATTTTCGGATAAGAGGTGTCCATGGAACGGAATCCGTATCAGCGTGTTTTGGTTGGAACAATTTAGCAGGAAGGCGGATCTGATGGCGCGAGAGAAGGAATTCGTGACGGAGTTTGTCGACCTGCTCGGCCGGGAACTGGTCCTGCCGCCACCCTCAAGGTCGCGTTCTGCGCCCACTGCCTCCAGATGGTGTTCCGGGACCTGGGCGCCCTGCCCAGCCGCCACCAGCAAATAGTAGTTAGGTTGATCCGCCACGGATTCGCCGCTTGGCGGTCCCATAAAACCCTGGGCAAAACCAAACGCCCGCTCTGTGTTCACTGCGAAAAGATTCATTTCAAAAGGAGTATCTAGTCCATGGCCAAGTTGAACAGCGTTATCAAGGGCAAGCGGAATCAGCCGCCTCGGATCCTGATCTACGGGGGCGAGGGCATAGGCAAGACGACCTTCGCCAGCCAGGCACCCAATCCCATTTTCATTGAGACAGAGGAAGGATCTGACAGCCTGGATGTCGCCCGGTTTCCGCTGGCAAAAAACTTTCGGGATGTCACCGAGTCCATCCGGGAACTGCGGGACACTGAACATGATTTCAAAACTGTGGTGATCGACTCCGCCGACTGGCTCGAGCGCTTCATTCACGAATGGATCCTGCAAACCGATGGCGCCGAGAACATGGCCAAGGCCTGCGGCGGGTACGGTGGCGGGTTCCAGGTTGCAATCGGCCACTGGCGCACCGTGCTGCAGAACCTGGACCAGCTCCGCAATAAGGGCATGGCGATCATCTTCGTGGCTCACAGCCAGGTGGTCCCGGTGAAGGATCCAGAGCAGCCACAGTACGACCAGAACCGGCCCAGGCTGCACAAGGATTCGTCCGCATTGCTCACCGAGTGGGCGGATGTGGTGGGCTTCGCCGCCCGCAAGATCGCCGGCCGGGTGGTTAAGGATGCCGACGGCGAGGAGAAGTTTATTCCCCTCAATGCCGGATCCGGTGGCGCCGAGCGTGTCCTGCGCCTGACCGGTAGCCCCACTTGGGTGGCCAAGAACCGGTTCAACCTGCCCGCCGAGATCCCCCTGCAGTGGGAGAAGTTCATCGGCTCATTCACGGCCCAGGCCGAAACCGTCGCTTCCTAGTTTCCTTTTCACTTCCTTTTTCAGAAAGGTTTTCGCGTCATGAATTTCCAAGAGTACAACCTCGATGATCCTGATCTCGGCAAATACAGCGGCGAGATGCTGCCGGTTGGCAACTACCTCTGCTCGATCACCAGCGCGGTGGAGAAGAATAACAGCGCCGGCACTGGCAGCATGCTCAGCCTGGAGTATGTGATCCTGGAGGGGGACTACGCCGGGCGGACGATCTACGACAACCTGAACCTGAACCACCCGAATCAGAAGACCGTCAACATTGCCCGGGCCAGCTTAAAGAAGCTGCTCGAGGCTATCGGTTCTCCCATGGCCCAGAATCCTGCCGAGATCCTGGGCGCCGATGTCGGGATCAAGATCGTCCACCGCAAGGACAAGCAGTCCGGCGAGCTCCGGCAGAATGTCGGCGGCTACCTGTCCCCCAGTGGTGAACCTGCCCCAGCTCCAGCCAAGGCACAACAGCCGGCCAGGGCGGCAGCTCCTGCCCAACCGGCTGCCAGGACCCAGGCCCAGCCGGCTGCCCCTGCTCGAGGCCCTGTCCGCCCAGGCTCCAGTCCTGCCCCTTGGGGCTGATCGTCTTCCTGTTTCGGAAGGCCGGATCCAGCCTGGTCAGCAAGTCCGGCATCGAGTGACCACAGGAGGCGGCAACCAGAACGGGAAGGAATCCATGGTCGGAATGTTTTCATCCTGAGAACCGCCAGGGGGTCGGCCCCCGCAAGGAGAGGCGCCGGGAATCGAGGCTCGGTGGCGGGATGGTTTGGGGAGGTCAGGCATGTCATTGGAAACGATCGAGGCCATTTTCCAGCAGGCCCAGGAAACACCCATGCAGGCGGAAGAGGTGGCCAAGGCTCGCGCCTGGGCTGCCTCCTGCAAGGACCTGGACAAGTTGCGGGATGGCTTTGAACGGATCGCCGGCGAACTCGCCCGGAGGATCACCAAGGAAGGCCTGGTCTTAAAGTACTTCGCGGAAGCCGAGGACGAAGTCCGGCGCCTGAAGACTCTTGTGAATCGTTTCGCGGAAAGGAGCTGAGATGCTGACAGATGAAGAGAAACAACTGGTTGAGAAGCATTACAAGCTAGGCATCTGGATATCAGGCCAGGTTAAACGGCCCATGGGCTACTCCGCTGATGAGTGGATGAGTGAATGCCTTTACTGTTTGGTTCGTACAGTTCAGCATTTCGATCCAGCCAAGGGCAAATTTCAAGCCCTGCTCTGGCGATTCGTGAGGACTCACCGCCACAACATCATTACCAAGCAGGAGTCACGGAAGCGAGGAGGCCATCATTTCTTTGCCTCGCTCCAGGAGGAGCACGGCCCAGACAGATCCAAGCTTGAGGACATGATCTCCAGCAAGTGTTGCCCCGACCTGGTGGAGTTCCGAGACTTCGCTGGCTGGGTTTACAACCAGCTTGATCCGCGGGAGCGGCGGGTCCTGGAAGGCCTGGTCAACGATGAGTCCTTCAGCACCATCGGCGCCAGGATCGGCGTGTCCAACAATGCGGCCAACGGCATGGCCTCACTGATCCAGCACAAGATTGCGGACCAGTTCCCCTGGGAAACCACCAGGCAGCCCAAGTGTATGGAATGCTCCGGGCCGATCCTGACCAGGACCAAGGCCTGCTTCTGCGGCAAGTGTTTGTACAAGCGCCGAGGCCTGCAGCGGAAGCACTACGAGCACGCCAGGGGTCCGCGTGGCCGCAAGGCGGTGGCGGTTTGAACGCGCTCCGGGATTACCAGCAGGCGACGGTGGATGCCGTGTGGGATTACCTGGCCACCAACAAGGGCCGGAACCCGTGCGTCGTCATCCCCACTGGCGGCGGCAAGACTCCTGTTATCGCGGAGCTCTGCCGCCAGGCTTGCTCGGCTGAGTGGGGCGGACGCGTGCTGGTGTTGGCGCACCAGCGGGAGCTGCTCGAGCAGGCCGGCCAGAAGCTGACGGCCTTTGCTCCGGAGATCCGATTCGGGATTTACTCCGCCAGCATCGGCAGCCGGGACACCAGCGAGCTGGTGGTCCTGTGCCAGATCCAGAGCGCCAGGCGGATTGGGGCCGGTGCGTTTGGCAGGAGAGACTTGATCCTGGTGGACGAGGCTCATCTGATTCCGTCCTCGGGGGATGGCCAGTACCGGACCTTTCTGGCCGAGGCTCGGGCGGCGACTCCGCATGTCCGCCTGGTGGGCCTGACTGCCACGCCCTACCGGTTGGGATCCGGCATGATCATCGGCAGCGACCAACTGCTCGATGAGATCTGCTACGAGGTTGGCGTCCGGGACCTGATGGACCAGGGCTACCTGACCAGGCTGATATCCAAGCCGGGCCACCGCAACGCCCTGGTCGATCTGTCGGATGTGAAAACCACGGGCGGCGACTTTAACGAGGGCGACCTGGTCCGGGCCATGACGCGAGGCCGCCTGGTGGCGGACACCGTGGACGATGTGCTGGACAAGGCGGATGGGCGCAAGTCAGGGCTGATCTTCGCCACCACCATCGCCCACGGGGAAAATGTGGTGGCCGAGCTGCGCAACCGAGGCCAGCGGGTGGAGTTCATCACGGGCGAGACCGGAGGCCTGGAGCGCACCTGGCTGCTGCAGGAGTTCCGCCAGGGCGGCATTCGCTGGCTGGTGAATGTCGGCACGCTGACCACCGGCGTGGACTGCCCGAACATCGACTGCGTGGTTTTGCTGAGGCCAACCAAATCCACCGGCCTGTATTACCAGATGGTTGGGCGTGGGTTCCGGATCCACCCGGATAAGGCCGACTGCCTGGTCCTGGACTACGGGAGAAACATCGCCCTGCACGGCCCGGTGGACAACCTGGTCAGCAAACCAGGCAAAGCCGGATCGAAAGGCGGCGGAGCTACCCCCATGCGGGCCTGCTCCGAGTGCAAGGAGTTCTGCCACGCCGGCCTGAAGAACTGCCCCTACTGCGGGTTTGAATTCCCGATCTCGGAAACACCGGACATCCCGCACGACACCCGGGCGGATGAGTCCAGCCCGATCCTGTCCGACCAGATCCAGGAGGAGACCGCCGAGATTGGCGAGGTGATGTACTCGGTGCATCAGCCCCAAGGGAAGCGGGCCTTTGACGCCGATGGCAGGCCCAAGCCTCCATCAATGCGGGTGGATTACTTCAAGAAGGGCGAATACGACGGGACTGATTCGACGCTGATGCAGTTCCGGCTGCTTGTCTCGGAATGGATCTGCCTCGAGCATGAAGGATTTGCCAGGGCCAAGGCCGTGGCCTGGTGGCGCACCCGCTCGCGGGATCCGGTACCGGTAAGCATCGAGGCAGCCGTCGCCGCGGCGGAAGGTGGCGCCCTGGCTTTCCCGAAATCCGTGACGGTGAAGGCTGAGCCTGGATCCAGATTCAAACGAATCGTCCGGGTGGAGCTGGGACCAAAGCCAGAGGTGGAACCAACGGCTGAAGCCTTGGCCGCGGATCAAAAGTTTTTGGATGATTTGCCGTTTTAAAGGAGGTGTCCAGTGAAGGTGAAGATAACTGCCAAGGAAATAATTGAGCTAGAGCAAGCCTTTGAGCGCCACTTCCTGAAGCGTTGTCGGCTAGAGCCTCAGGCTGTTGGTGGTGAGCCTGGTGAGGCGGAACCTCAAAAACGGATTAAAGAGCTGGAGGAATTGCTTCACAAGGATCACGCCCACTTCAGGCAAATAAGCGAGGAGTGGGACAAGTTCCTGCGCAGTGCGATCCCGGAACACGAGTTAATTGCCGAGAGGTTTGATGGTGGCCCAAAGCCCATTCCTCCGCAGCTCTCCGACATGTATCCCCTGACCAAAAAACAATTTGAAGAATGGAAGGAAAGCCATCTCAAGCAATACCGTGAGCTAGAAAAACTTCGCTGCGAGGTGGCCAAACTAAAAGCCTCTGAAGGAAAGGCTGGTGGGTGATGAGTTGTCCAGAGAACGGGCCCAGAGGATCGACACTTCTGCCCAGGGAAGAACCTCACTTGGCGAACAGGCAGGCTTTATTAAGTGTTGGCGTCAAGGATGATAGGGCTCGTTTCCTGCTGAGCGATGGCCGGATCATTACCGTTTATTCTGTCGTTGATGAAAACATTGGATCACGCCTCGAGGTCGTTGTGTATCAGCCATACCAAAAGGCCTTAGAGGAGGAAATCTGGAATGCGTGAGTCCAAAGAATATCTTCCTGATGAATGCGTGACTGACGACCAGCACATCGCCCAGTTCGCCGAGGACATCTGGGGCAACCGGAACACGGGCCGAGCCGCTCACCCGACTATCGTGGAGCTGGCGGACGCTTACTTGAAGTTGCGGGATATCCTGCGCTGGCGCGAATTCCCTGCCGAAAAGCCAACCTGCACCGGTGATTACCAGATTTTCGAGCTCCACGCCTGGGAACCTGACCTAGGCGCTTGCTTTACCTGCGACCACTGGAACAACGACAAGCAAGAATGGGACCTGGGCAATGACCTTCAGTTATTCTGGAGGCCCATGGGAAATCTGCCGCCACGCTTGAGGATTCCGCCAGAGCCGCGGCAGCAGTCCTTGTTCCAGGATTAATGATCGACAACACGCCAGGAGGGGGACGATGTTCTTTAACGGGCTTGGAACGCTAGAAGAGCATGATGAAGTCGAGGAGTGTGATTTCTGCAACAAGATGGGTCTGTGTGACCTTCTGGTCGGTAATGACGATTCCTTTTGGATTTGCCGAGAATGCTTGGCCAAGAAGAAGGAAGAGGCGTCCAATAATGACACTCAATAAACGCCCAGGATCTGAGCCTCCGGAAGGTGACAATTACAAGACCCGTTACCTTGTGCGGCACAAGAGTACAGCCGGAACCAAGTATGACACCTGGGTTGAAGTCGCTCACCGAGTACTCCTTTGCAAAGGCACCTCGTCCTATTGGCAGAATGACCTGGGCGAGGAGATAAAGGACACCGATGTCATTTGGTGGATACCCCTGGATGAAGTCTTGAAGGAGCTGGAGTAAATGGCCAGATGTCCGATCACCAATCCGCGAAAGATTCGCCGGCTCCGTGAGATCACTGGCATGCCGGTGGTTTATGCCCTGACCCGCGGCGGATCGGATCACGGCATGTACCTGCGGATGGAGTGGCAGAAGGTTATCGACCTGGCTGACTACTACTACCTGGACCGTGAGGGTAATTTAACCCGCACTTTCCGCGGAATGGAGTTCGACCTGGGCAACTTCAAGGACCGCATAGGCAGGCCGTGGCATCGGTACCCAAAAGATCCTGCATCCTAAGCATCTCCAGTTTTCCGCTATCCAAACTAAGGGAGTTTTTATGGGCGCCAAGAGATTAATCCCGCCGGCCTTCTGGTATTTCGACATTCCTGGGACCGATGTATCTACCAACCTTTTGCACCTCTCCTCAATCCATGAAGAGCTTTTAAATGGAGAGCACGAAGCAACTGTAATCACCCTTTTGAATGGAAAGGAGTTTCGGACCAAAACCCGCATGGGGATTGTTGAAGACCTGGTGGCCAGTAGTAACCATCATTTCATCCACTCTACAAATATAGAATAACTCAATATTTTTTTGTAATAGCCCAACCCAGGAAATCTCATGGAACGAGACGAGCTCATCGAGGAACTCTGCCGCCTGGCGGACCTTGGCTACCCGGTTTTTCCCTGCGTGGAAAACGGCAAGAAGCCGGCGATCAAAGGTGGGCTGAACTCCGCCTCGTGGGATGCCGGGCAGATTCGCGCCTGGGTGACTCGGTTCCCCGGGGCGAACTGGGCCATCGCCATTCCGGACGGGGCGGTAGTGGTGGACATCGACAGCCTCGATGACGGCACGCCCAATCCGTGGCCCAGGTCGGAAAGCCTGGCCGAGACCCTGATCAATGCTGATGCCATGGCGATTACGCCCAAGGGCGGCAAGCACATCTGGTACCGCCAGTTGGTTCCCGGCAAGTGGCGGAACACCGGCTCGGCGGTGGCTCCCCAGGTGGATACTCGAGGTCCTGGCGGATATGTCCTGATCCCACCATCCAAAACCTACAAGGGCGAATACCAATGGGTGTCCGGCTTCCTCTTGGAGAAATCCCCAGAAGAGTTGACCTCGCCTCCAGCCTGGCTGATCGAACTGCTGGACAAGGCCAGGCCTTCCGGTACCCGGGCGGCGAGTTCCTCCAGAATCCAATTGGCCAATGTGCTGGCGCCAACCCGGGAGGTCCTGGGCCGTGGCGTGGAAGTGTTCGTCAACACCTCGGAGCGGTACCAGCAAAAGGCAATCGACTTGCTGCTCGAGCAGGGAGCCCAGGTGGCTGGAACGAAGGGCGAGGTGGTCACCTTCACCAGGCCGGGCAAGACCATCGAGGCCGGGATCTCCGCCACCTGGAACGCACCCGAGTCCAGGCATGGCGTCCGGGGCGGAGACAATGCCACCGGTTTCCCGCGTCTAACCGTCTTCAGCTCCAACTGGCACCCGTTCATAGGTTCTACCAGCTATTCAGCCTTTGACATCCTGCAGATCCTGACTCCTCCCGAAGTCTGGCCAACCACCTGGGCGAATCTATGCGCCCACTACCAGTCCGCCCTCGATGCTGAATTCGGGGTCGAGTTTGAGGATGAGGAGTCCGAGCCGTCTGACGAGATCTCCGAGGAGTACCCGGAGCCGCCTGCCCACCACCAGGATCCGGACTCACCACCTGGCGAGCCATTCCCGGAGGCGCTGATCGATCGGGCCCCAGGTTTCCTGCGCCAGTTCGTGGAGTTCGCCAACCAGACCGCCTTCAAGCAGCAGCCGGTCCTGGCCCTGGCTGCCGCCATTTGTCTGCAGGGCTTGCTCGCCGGCAGGAAGATCCAGGACCGCCGGCGGACCCGCACAAATATCTATGCCATTGGCGTGGCGGAATCCGGCGAGGGCAAGGAAGGCGGCCGGGCCCTGGTCAAGCGGATCCTGGCCGAGGCTGGCGGCATGCGGCTGTTTGGGGAATCCATCGCCTCGGGCGCCGCCATCATCAAGGTGATCGAGCAGGACAAGGTCAGGCTCTATCTGGCGGACGAGATCGGCCGGGCCCTGAAGGCGATCGGCAGCCCGAACGCCAGCACCCATCAGCATGCCATCATCACGGTCCTCATGCGGCTCTACAGCTCGGCCAGCAGCATCTTCTGCGGGGATGATTACGCCGACCGGAAGCTGAACATGCAGATCGTGGAGCCCCATGTCTGCCTCTATGGCACAACTGTTCCCCGGTCGCTGTTCGACAGCTTCACCCATGAAAGCGTTACCGATGGCTTTTTGGCCCGGGTTTGCTTCTTCCATGGCAGCCGCGGCACGCCCATTAACTTCTTCCAGGAGAGCGGGCCGATTCCCCGGGAGCTGGTGGACCATGCCAAGGCCTGGTTGGGCTACCAGGCTGGCGGTCTGATGGCCGTGGAAAACCCGAGCCCTTTGGTGGTTCCGGAGACGGAGGTGGTTCCGGAGACGGAAGAGGCCCAGGCCCGGTTCCGATTATTGGAGGAGTATTGCAACGCCCAGGCCGGGCAGGCAGCCGGTGGCGTCTCCTCGCTCTGGCATCGATGCGTTGAGAAGGCCAGGCAGTTTGCCCTGGTCTACGCCGCGGCCCGGTTCCGCCCCGGCATGGAGTCCGATCCGGCCGACCTGGTCATTGACGACCAGGCGACCGACTGGGCCGCCGACCTGGCCATCTACCTAACCCGTCGCCTGGTGGCTGATTGCCAGGAGAGAATCGGCGAGACCCGGTTCGAAAGCGACACCAAGAAGATTGAGGCGTTTATCGCGGGAGCCCCTGAAGGGCGTCGGCAAAGCGACATAACCAAGAGGTTCCGTTACATGCGCAAGGCGACCAGGGACGAGGCCCTGGCGACCCTGGTGGAGGGCGGCCTGGTGAAGGCTACAGCCATCGGAGCAGGTGGCAGAGGACGCCCTGGTTGCGTTTACAAAATCGTGCAGTCTCTTTCCCAGGTTTGAACCAACGGAACCTTGTCAGGCGTGGCGCTGGAGCCCTCCAGCACCACGCCTATTTTGTTTCCATCGGCCATTAATTAATTCGTTAGAAGGAATTAATTTGTATTTTTGTGTATTTTTTCCGTCCAGCTTCCCCGCCCAAACACCTGAATATTATATTTATATATATATTATTTATTTATTTATTTGTATTATTTCCTTTCAGTATTGGTCTCTTTTGAGTGTCTTTCCTTACGATTTGTTTAGACTTCTATGGTTTTTGAGGGGGTTTCTCTTATAGCTGGGGGCGGAAAATCAAATAAATCGCAAAAATACCTCCCCGGAAAATTTTTCTCCCGCCTGTGGTCGATTGGACCGGATCCCGCCTATATTCCCCTGTCGGCTTCGATTTCGTTCCGTGGTGGGAGGGTTCAGACATGGGTGGACGCGGATGGTCGTTGGCGACCTGGTGCGTGGTTTGCGCGGTGGTCTTTCTTGGCTCAGTACCGGCCTCCGCGGGGCCCTTCGGGTTCTTCCGTCGGACTGCCGTGGTCGTTGACCAGAAAGCCAAACAAAGCTCGATCGTGACGGTTCGCCGGGGCTGGATCGTTGAATCCAAGCCGGTCGAATCCAAGCCTGCCGCCAAAGCGGTGGAGTGTCAGGAGTGCCAAAAGGCTGGCACCAAGTCGGCGAAGTGATTCGCCGGGCGTCTGTCATCCAACCCTAGGACTCCGGGCAGTGCCGCGGGAATGCGGGTGAGCAAGCCTCGAGTGGGCAGAATCCCGCCAGACGCCATTTAAAAACTTTCGGGGAGCGCGTGGGCGCGCTTTGGGCCAAAACCCAAAATTAGGTCAGTTCGACTCTGACTCCCCGGGTTGGGGCTGGTTCATAGGGTCTGGGGGGTCATGGAATGACCAGGGGAAAGAAGGGATTCTTGGCTTTGACATTGGCCGCGCTCAGCGTGGCTTCCACTCATGCCGGTCCATTCGGGCTATTCCGAAGGCCGGCTCCGAGCGTCCCAGCGAGAACGGCGGTTGGTGGCAGTGTTACCCACGCCACCACCGCCGGTTTCGTTTCCTCATGCCTGGGCGTGGCCGAGCATATGGCCGCACTGGGCCGCATTGGCCACTTCGGCAACCCAGGCCCGTGGCCTTTCGAGGGTGTCGGAATGGCTGGAACCCGTGAAGGAGCCATCCAAAACTGCTGCTTCTACGGTCGGCGCCAACTGATGGAAAGCGCTGCCGTCCAGGGCAGAAACGGCTACTGGTTCGCCTGCAACAGGTACCGGCAAGGGATTTCGGGGGAGTGGGTTGCAAATGGCAGACAGACTACAGGTCCATCAGTGCCAGGTGAGGAGCGATGGACTCTTAGAGAGCGGGTCCTGGCCCGTAAACTCCGGTGCTGGTTCGACTCCAGCCTCCCCCAATTCTGCCGGCAGTGTGGTTTGACAGGCTGGAGATCACATCGAGGGCGTTCAATGGCTTCTATCGCCGATGTTCAAATGGAGGTCACTGGGGTCCCGGAAGAGATCCGGCAGATAATCGTCAGCCCAGTCATCGTTGACATCCTGCACCTGTACAAAGTTTTCCACGCTGGAGAGATCCCCAAGGGGCTGGCTGTCGAACTGGTTCTGCTGGCAATTGCCAAGGACTACCAACTGCCAGCCCAGGTAACCAAAAGAATCCTCGATATGTTCTTTATTCCCATTTGTCCGGTGGGGAAAGGAAATGTCCAAAAGGAATCGGCGCCGCGGCAGGAATGAAAGCCTGCAGAAAATCAACGAGCAGCGAGGCGACATCGAGCGACTCGCTATTCTGCTTCGACAATCGGAAAATCTCTTGAAATCCGAGCGCGAGAAAAACAAAGACCTGACAGCCCAGTGCATTGCCCTGCGTGACGGAATCGGCATGCACGAATTCGAAATCCAGGCACCCACCAAGAAAGACCGCAAACTCTGGGTCCTGCTCAAACAGTGGGGCGACCCTGCCCAGGGCTACGCGGGGAGGTTCAAGTGAGCGCTGCCCTGCTTGACCTGGTGATTCCTATCCCACCCAGCGTCAACGGCGTCTGGCGGTCCAATGCCACCCACTACTACCGGTCGACCGCCTACAAGCTCTGGGCCCAGGTCGCGGGCGACATGGTGCGCCATCAGATACCCGAGGAGATCGCCGCCATGCTGCCCCTTGGCGGGCCCTTGGCGTTTGAACTGGTGATCCATCCAGGTCCTCCAGGCGAAACCGGTTGGATCTGGAGCAGGGACTGCGACAACACGCTCAAGGCTCCCCAGGACCTGATTGCCAGGAAGGCGACCAGGGAGGCTGAGCACCTCTTCAGGAGGATTCACCTGATCCGAAATGACAGCTCCAAGGTTATCCGCAAAGCCTCAGCGGAAATGGGGGAATCCTGCGAGGTGGCACATGCGCGCATCGTCCTCACCTCTTGGACCCAGACGCCCAGGCAGCCTGGCCAACTTGATGGCAGACTTGTCGGTCTCCTCCGACGCATACCGGCAAAGGGTAAAAGGGCTCAGCGCTCCAACTGCTTGGAAGTACCTGCTCATCGACTTTCTTCTTCTCGATCTTCGAGGAGGCAGACTAAATGAAATCTCCGAATCAGAAATTTCAGACACCATTGAGGAGTGCGCCGCCGTCTTCAATTGGGACCTCGCAACCTGGGGCTCCATTGCGCAAACCGTTGCGCCCGAAATATACGCCGAACCCCGCAAACCTAAAGCAGCTTGTGGGGCGCAACCAGGCACCACCGAAAAAAACCTGCGACTCCGCCGTCGTGCCAGGGACGGCCTTTCGCTTTGGCACCCAGGCGACCCAGTCTTCGGGCCCGAAGAGAATGCAGACCCACAAGACTAGGAAGCGCCACTACTGGCGCCAGCACGGCTCGGCACCACGAAAGCCCGACACCAGGCCGAGCTCCTCACAGCGTGGCTATGATGTCAAATGGCAGCGTTTCCGCATCTGGTTCATCCGTAGGAACCCACTCTGCGCACATTGCCAAGCCAAAGGCCGGCTGACCCCTGCCACCGAAATCGACCATAAGGCCCCATTAATCGCGGGCGGCGAGCGCTTCAACCCCGCCAACTGCCAGGCCCTCTGCGGCACCCACCACCGTCGCAAGACAGCCCAGGACCGCAAGAAGTACCCAGAATACGCGCATAAAAGCAATGTGATATCACGAGATATTAAAGAGGGGTAGGGGTGGTTAAAATGGGCATTAATGAACAGACCGACATATATGGAATCTCCATTTTTTGAATAAAAACTTTTCAAATTTATAGGGTTTTGCGCCTTGGCTGGTGAACTTTAGGCGTGGTTTTTCAGGGGGTTTTATGAGGTATTCCGAGATTGGGTTTGCCGGACGCCTTTTGCTGGAAAAGGTCGATGACCTTTGTCGGTTGGACAAGCGTGGCATTTATGTTCAGAACCTGGACTCCTGGAAATTGGTGCGGGAGTTCATTGGCAGTGTTCAAAAGTATGGCATCAAGCCCATGGCTTGTGTCGCGCCTCCGCCTGGAGGGAGCGTGGTTAGTGATGGCGTTGATGAGTTAAGCATTCTTCCTCCGCCGAAGGCTGTGATTGAAGTCCCAGGCAAGTTGACTAACGAGCAGAAGGAGGCTCTGCTGCGAGCCAGTTCTTCGGGGCAGACCATCATAATTAAATCCGAATTGCCTCCAGGCCTGTCCTTCTGGCAGCGGTTGAAGTTCGTTTGCGGAGGGTGACATGGCCGCAGGAAAGAAGCCGAACAACCGGCACCTTGGCCGGCAGGTTGATACGGAGGGCTGGCTTCAGCCTGGTGGTCCCCTGCCCTCAATGCCATCCAACCTGAAGGGCAAGGAGCGCACCTACTACAAAACCCTGGTCGAGCACATGGAGCTGGTGGGCGTCGGTGGATATGCCGACCAGCTCCTCGTGATCCAGACGGCCAAGCTCATGGCCCGCAAGGACAAGGTGGAGGCCGAGGTCGCCAAGCTCAAGAGCGTGACGGTGGTCCAGCCCTCTGGAACCATGGCGGTCCATCCGGCAGCCGTCGAGCTCGATCGCCTGGAGTCCAAGTTGAAGGACCACTTTGCCGGGCTGTACCTCACGCCCAGGACCCGTGGGTCCACCAAACTGAATCGCAGTGAAAAAGGCTCGGCTGGTCAAAAGGGTATCGCTACTCCACTTTCGGCAACCACTCTCAGAATGCTCGGGTGACAGTTGGCAGGGCGCCGTCTACGCGGTCGGACCAAGACGCGCCGCGGGCGGGCTGAGCTCGATGCCCTGGCGCATTACCGCGCCCTATGCTCCCCTGAATTCGATTTTGAAAAAGCCAACGCCGCCAGGGTGTTCTTCGAGGAGCTGTTCACCTTCAGCAAGGGCGAGTGGCAGGGCCGCCCATTCAAGGTTGAGGACTGGCAGTTCCGGGACATCTTCTGTCCTGTCTTTGGCAAGGTGGACGCTGAAGGCCGGCGGATCATCCGGAATCTTTTGCTGGGCATCCCCAGGAAGAACGGCAAGACCGAGTTCGCCGCGGGCCTGGCCCTGTACTTGCTGACTGCGGACGCTGAGCCAGGAGCGGAAATCTACTCGGCTGCGCCATCCCGGGACCAGGCAAGAACCTGTTTCAAGATGGCGGCCACCATGGTGCGCCAATCGCCAATTTTGTCCAAGCTTTGCACCGTCTACAAAAACGAAATCGTCACCCACAAAGGCGGCATTTATACCGCCCTTTCAGCCGAGGCTAAGACCAAGCACTCGTTTTCCGCGAGCGGCATCGTTTTCGATGAGGTCCATGCTTTCGGTCGTGACCGCGAGCTCTGGGATGTTCTCACCTCCTCGATGGGCGCACGCCGGACACCGCTCATGATCGCCATATCCACCCAGTCCGATGACGAACTGTCTCTTTATTCCGAGCTGTACCGGTACTCCAAAAAGGTCGAGGACTTCCGGGCCCGGGGCGAGGAGATCGATCCTGCCTGGCATTCCGCCATCTATGAGGCCGACAAGGAGGACCCCTGGGACAGCGAGGAGATCTGGCGGAAGGCTAATCCCAATTACGGCGTGTCCATCAATCCGGAATTCATGCGGCAGGAGTGCGCTAGGGCAAAGGAGATCCCTGGTCAGCAGAAGCGCTTCCGGCTGCTCCACCTCAACCAGAAGGTCGAGGGAGCCAGCAAGTGGCTGTCGATGGAACGGTTCGATCGATGCCGGTCCGAGGAAATACCCGACCTGGCGGCGGCTGTCTGCTATGGCGGCCTGGACATGTCGACCAACCATGACCTGACGGCGTTCGTACTGGCCTTCCCGCTCGAGGGCAAGCAGGTCTGGTACGAGCCGTTTTTCTGGATCCCGGAAAGCTGCCTGGTGGAGCGGGAGCGGAAGAACCTGCCCACCTACCGAGGCTGGGCCGACCAGGGATTCCTGAAGATTGTCCCGGGCGAAGTGATTGACTTCGAGGTGGTCAAGCACGACATCATGACCACCTGCGAGAAATACGATGTCCGGGAAATTGCCGTTGACCGGTTCCAGGCGGCCCAGCTTTCCCAAGAGTTCATGAAGGCCGGCCTGAAGATCATCGGGTTTGGCCAGGGATTCTATTCCATGGGGCCGGCCACCAAGGAGCTGGAGCGGAATATATTCACCCGGAATTTCTTTTACGCCGGCAACCCGGTCCTCCGGTTCTGCTTCAGCAATGTCGAGCTCGAGTTTGACCCTGCCGGCGCTTTCAAATTGTCCAAGAAAAAGGCCAAAGACAGGATCGACGGAGCGGTCGCGTGCGCCATGTCTTTGGCCAGGCTAAATTTCAACGAGGCGACTGGTACCTCGGTGTACGAGGAAGAGGGTCTCACTGGAAAGCCGGCCACGGATGCTTGATCCAGTACCCGTCAGCCCGGTTTTTTACCGTGGGAGCATGGCTACCTTATGGCAGAACATCCGCTCCACCTGGCTCAATTGGGGCAGCCGTGCCAATTCCTCGGGCCTCAGCCTGGCATCCGCCGAGGGTTGGGGCCGGTACTGGCTTCGCGGCAGTAACCTTTCCTTCCTCGGAATCCCTGCAGTCTGGTGCGCGGTCCAGCAGATCTGCACCGGCGCCGCTTCCCTGCCCCTGCACTGCTACCTGCGGAAGGATGGCCGGTCGGTCAGGATCCATGAAGGCGAACACTACGGCGCTAACCTCTGGGCCAATCCATCCGAGGAGCAAACCGAGATCGAGTGCCGGGAGGCGCTGCTTTTCTCCGCCGTCGTCAACGGCTACGGCTATGGCGAGATCGTGCGGGATGCCAACGACCAGCCTTATGAGTTGGTTCCACTGGATTTCGAAAAGGTCAAGCTGCGTACCGGCGACGAAAAGCTGCCTTTCCATATGCGGATCTACGAATACACGGAATCCACCACCTCCCCGCGCCGGCTGATCGCCGCCCGCAATATGTTTGTCCTGCGCAATTTCAACGGGCAGGGCCTGGCGGACACCTGCAAAAACTCGATGGAGCTGACCCAGGCCGCTGAGCTGTTCTCGCTGCAAATGTTCAAACGGGGTGTCCGGCCTGGTGGTGTGCTCACCCATCCCGGACGCATGCGAAAGGAAGCCAAAGATAGGCTCCGCCGGGACTGGGAGCAGCTCCACGCCGGCGTGGAAAACAGTTTCAACACCGTCATTCTGGAAGAGGGCGTCACCTGGAACCAGATCTCGCGCACCGCTCAAGACGCCCAGGCCGTCGAGGTCCGGGAGCTCCAGGCCCGGGAAGTCTCCCGGATTTTCAATATCCCGCTCAGCAAGCTGAAGATCGGCGACCTGACCGGCAAGCCGGAGGACGAAAACAACAACTTCATCACGGACTGCCTGGGGCCCTGGCTCATCCGCTTCGAGCAGCAGGCGGACAAGCGCGTCATCGTGCGATCGGATCGCGGGCGTGTTTACTACCGGCACAATGTCGACGCCCGTCTCCGTGGCGACATCCTGACCCGCTACAAGGCCTACGCCATCGGGCGCAACTGGAGCATCCGCAACGCCGACGAATGCCGGGAGCTGGAAGGCCTCGAGCCCATTCCGAACGGTGCCGGCCAGACTTACATGACGCCGGTGAACATGCAGCCGCTGACACCGGACGCTGGCAGTCCAGGAGCTCGAGCACCGGCAACCGATCCGGCAACCCAGATCGATGAGCCTGGCACGGATCCGGCTGACCAGACGCCCATGGGTGGGAACCCATCGCCAGGTCAACCCAAGCCGGCAACCAATTCGGCACCCGCTCCGGAGGCTGCCACCACCCTGAACGGCGCCCAGGTCACCAGCCTGGTCGACATCGTCTCCCAAGTCGGAGCAGGCCTCCTGCCGGTGGAAAGCGCCAAGGCTATTGCCAATGCTGCTTTCCCGGATCTGTCCCCACAACAAATCGACGCGATCTTCGGTCCTATCGTGGTCCGTCCGCAAGAACCAAAACCAACCGAACCAGCACCCCAGTCCGGAGGCAACACCAATGGCTAAAGAGTTAGATGAGCCTTGGGATGGCGGCCTGACGGCTTACGGCTCCGGCCAGGCCGAGCCCATCCGGATCGATGCGCCTGATGTCCTGGCATGCCTGGGATGGTCCCGCGAGGAGCGGGGGCAATACGACGGCCTGGTTGGCCGAATCAACTCGTTCCGTGAACGGAGTGAACACCGATGTCAAAGCCAGTGAGTTCAACCTACGCCCTGGAAACCAGGTCCAACTTTAGCGCCGATGTCCGCTTTGACGGCAAGAAAGTGGAGGGGTACGCCGCCGTCTACAACTCCTGGTCGGAGGACCTGGGCGGATTCATTGAATCCATCGTCCCGGGAGCATTCGAACGGACTTTGAAATCGTCCATCGATATCCGCTGCCTGTTCGACCACAACAGCTCCAAGGTCCTGGGTAGGGCTTCCGCCAAAACCTTGCGGGTCTACTCCGATTCCAAAGGGCTTGGGTTCGAGAATCTACTGGGCAATACCACCCACGCCAACGATGTCCGGGAAATGCTGTCCCGCGGCGACATCAACCAATGCAGCTTCGGCTTTACGCTCGATTGGGAAGGCGGCGGCGATGAGTGGCTACCACCTGAAAACGCCCATGCCCCATGCCGGCGAGTCTTGCGGTCGGTGAATCTGTACGAGGTCTCTGTTGTGACTTTCCCGGCCTATCCCGAAACATCTGCCGCCCTGCGTTCCAGGGCCATGTCCAAGGGCAGAATGTATCGCTCCGTCCTGGCGGCGCTCGCTCTGCCGCGTCGCTGATCCCTCGCGAGGGTTTTCCGTCAGGGTCGTTTTCTACCTTCGGTTTCAGCCTTGTTTTCAAAACAAAACTGAAGCCGAAGGAAGAACAAAATGGAGCGTCGCAAATTCCTCAAGACGGAAATCGCCAGGCTGCTCGCCGAGCGAGCAACCAAGCACAAAGCGGCCACCGATCTGGCGGCGCGTGCCGACAACCTCCAGCCCGCCGATGTGGTCACACTCGAGGCCCTGGTCGCCGAGATCAAGGGCATTGACCAGCGTGTCCGTGTGCTGGAAGCCGAGCTCGAAATCACTCCCGAAACCAACAGCAACAACCCCGCCCAAAACCAAACCCCTCCTGCTCCTCCCGCCGCTGGCGCTGGCCAGACCGGCCAAGGTGATCAGCAGCGTTCCGGGCAGTCTGGCAGCCAGGTGGACAACCTGCCCGCGCCTCCACCGGTACCCGGTGGTGGCATGCAGCAGCGTTCCGCGGCTCCGGCGTTCGCCGGTGGTGCTCCCGCTTACAGCCGGGATGTGGACGACAAGCGCTTCTTCCGCCAGCAGGACATGTGCCTGCGTGGCTGGGCCCTGGCCAAGACCAACCTGGTCAGCGACGAGATCCGGCAGGCCGCGGTGGATCAGAAGTTCAACCTGTTCTCGGATTCCATCCGGGTCCGGTTGATGGACGATCCTCGGGCGGAGCTTCGGGCCATTCGGGAAAACCGGGCCCAGTCCACCACCACCACGGCTGGCGGCTACCTGGTCGCCACCGAACTGGTCCAGAAGCTGGAAGAGCAGCTCGCGTTCATTGCCCCCATCCGGAACCATGCGCAGCTCTACCGGTCGGACATGGGCAACCCGGTGGATTTCCCCACCAATGACGACACCGGCAATGTCGGGGAAATGATCTCCGAGAATTCCGCGCACAACGAGCAGGACGCGACCTTTGGCAAGAAGACGCTGACTGCTTACCAGTTCAGCTCCAAGATTGTGCGGGTGTCCAACCAATTGGCCCGGGACTCCAGCTTCAATCTGCAGGCGTTCCTGGGTGGTGCGTTGGGTCGCCGGATCGCCAGGGCCGAGCTGCCGTACTACACCACCGGAACTGGCACCAGCCAGCCCGAAGGTGTGGTCACCGGGTCAAGCGCTGGCGTCACCGCCGCGAGCGCCACTGCCATCGCAGTGGATGATTTGTTAGGACTTTTGCACAGTTTGGACCGTGCGTACCGCGACGGTGCCAAGTTCATGATGCACGACTCCATTCTCCTTGCGATCCGCAAGCTGAAGGACAGCACCAACCAGCCGATCTTCACCCAGAGCTACATGGATGGTGAGCCTGATCGCCTGTTTGGTAAGCCGATCGTCATCAACAACAGCATGGCGTCGACGATCGCGACGACCAGCAAGACGGTCCTGTTCGGCGACTTCAGCCACTTCATCATCCGGGATGTGAAGGAAGTCGAGATCCTGCGCAGCACCGAGAGGTACTTCGAGTACAACCAGCAGGCCTTCCTGGCTGTTCACCACAGCGACAGCAAGGTCCTGTCCAGCGCGGCCATCAAGCGCCTCACCCAGGCGTAATCCGCGGGGCTGTTTCGTGGCGGCCCGGTGGATCCTCTGCCGGGCCGCTTCTTCTTGCAAATATGGGGGAATCGCATGGCTGTTGAAGTCGTTCTGCTGGAATCGATGACCGGCAACAACATGAGCTGGAATCCCGGCGATGTATATCCGGCTGATGACAAAGCCCACGCCGCCAGGCTGATCGAGCGCGGCATTGCCCGCCCTATCGAGGAGCTCGAGGCGGTGCGCAAAAGTTTCCACATTGTTCCGCCTGCCCTGTCTCCGGCCCCTGAAGGCTTGGAGGTTACCGCCACGCCACTGCCCAAGGCGGAAGAGGCGGAGGACGAGGCGCCAGTCGCTGCCAACGGCGAACTGCCGCCGCTGCCAACGGCTGAAGAGGGAGCGACCAGGCGTCCGGGGCGTGCCAGAAAATCCTAGTGGGGGAATCCGGTGGAACACCTGGAACGCATCGCGGGCCCCAACGCCGAGCCGATCACCCTCGAGGAGCTCAAAGAGCATCTACGCATCGATGGCACCGATGAAGACGGCTACCTGTTCGGGCTGCTCCAGGGCGCGCGGGAATTCGTGGAGGACTGGCTCCGCCAAAGCCTGACCTACACCCGCTGGCGCTGGACCCTCGATTGCTTCCCACCTGGCAGCGACACCATCGAGCTCCCCCGCGGCCCCTTGCTGGTCACGCTACCACCGGGTAACCCGTCCGAGCCTTTGGAAAAGATCAGCCCGACCATCGAGTACCGCAACGGCACCGATGTCGAGGCATCCTTCACACTCACGCATGGGGTCGACTTCCTTGCTGCGAATGGCAACCCGCCAGTCATCGACACCTACGGCCTCCTCTATTGGCCCACGCTGCTGACTTACAACCCCTACCCGGTGACGATTGAGTTTGTTGCTGGTTGCTCGGCGGATGGATCCAGGGTCCCGCCCGGGATCAAGCAAGCCATCAAAATGATCGTCGCCCACTGGTACATCAACCGAGAGGCGGTTGGCAGCATTGGCGGACCCACGGCCATGGCGGTGGATTCCCTTCTCCGTCTGCATGGGCCGGGAGACTACCAGTAATGCCACCGCGAGCGGCAGGACGGTACCGGCACCGCGTGCAGCTCTACAAGCCCACGCGCACCCGGGATGCGTCCGGGCAGCAGGTCATTGACTACGGCGACCCGATAGCCACCGTTTGGGCCGAGGTCCTCGGCGGTGGCGGTGGCACCTCCATCGCGCTTTCTCGGACGCAGATCACCAGCTCCCACACCGTGGCGATCCGGCAGTCCAACCTGGTCGCCGACATCAACGAGACCTGGCGGCTTGGGTTCAAGGGTCGAATCTTCGAGATCTCGGCAGTGAATCCGGATGTCGAGGGAACCACGGCGGAGTGGGTCCTGGAATGTACCGAACGCGTCCAGGTGGGGGGCTGAGCCATGGGATTCAGCGCCCGGCTGCAACTCACCGGCATCCAGGACCTGGCGGAAAAGCTGGGCCGGTTCCCCAAGCTGCAGAATCGCGCCTTTAAGAAGGCGGCACGGGCCTGCGGCCAGATCATGAATAAGGCGGCCAAGGCCAACTTGGCCAAGCGCCGGTCCACCTACACCTACCGCAATGAGGCCAAGTATCCCAAGAAGGAATTGCTGGGTCGCACCGGCAGCCTCAAGGCCAGCATCAAGACCAAGGTTGGCGAGACCCGTTTCAACTCCCGCGGCCAGGTCATGCGGAAATCCGCATCGGGCGCCGTGCGGATGAAGAACGGCAAATACCGGCGCGAAAAGATCGCCAGCCGCAAGGTTTATGTGATCGTCGGCCCATCGCACCGGCCCACCACCGCCTACAACCCGTTCATCGGCAAAACGGTCCCGGTGGATCCGTTCTACTACGGCCACCTGGTGGAGTACGGACACCAGTGGCGCCTGCCGGCCTGGCGTGGCATCAAGAACTACAGCCGCATCCAGCGGCGCTCTGGCATGGCCAGGCCTTATCCATTCCTGCAGCCGGCCATGGATGCCAACCGCGGCCTGCTGGAGACCACGGCCCGCACCGTCTTGCAGTCCTTCATGGCGGATTACTTCCGCGAGGACCGGGCCCAATCCGCCAAGGCCTGGGCAGCCATGAAGGCCCAGAACAAATTCAACAAGACTTTCAACCGTGAATTGAATCGGGCGGCCAAGGGGAGGCGTCGAGCATGAGCCTGGGCACCGCCTTGCGTGGGTATCTGGTTGGCCTGCCGGACTTCGCCGCCAACTTCCCGGGGAACATGCAGCCGGATGTGGCCGCTCCGGAAATCCCCATGCCCTACATCGTCTACGCGATCTCCAACTCGGAGCCATCCGGAGGGCTCGACGGGACCATCGACTGCTTCTTCGAGAATCTCACGCTGTCCGTTTTCGCTCCTACCAAGGACCAGGCGGAATCCCTCACCAAGTGGCTGTACGACCAGCTTGGCCCGTCCACCTGGATCGGGACCACGCCCCGTGTTCTGTATTGGCGCCGGGGAGCCCGCACGGACGCGGCGGAGATCGAGCTCGAGGGGTCAGACGATTCTGTCAGGGTCAGTTCGTTGAATGTGGTTGGAGCTTACATACCGTCCTGAAAAATTGCCGAGGTTAAAAAATGGGCAGTCCAATCATCGCCATTGGCGCAACCGCCACCCTCAAGCAGGAGCCAAGCGGCACCGCCACAGACTTAAACGACTTGTACTCCATCAGCACCTACGGCGAGGGCTACGGGTTCGGCAATGTCACCGAGCTCGCCGACACCAAGATCAAGCGCAAGCCAGGCCGGCTGGATCCAGGTCGTTTCACGCTCACCTTCACCTTCAAGGATGACGCCCCGGCCTCCAACCAGTTGGCCACCTTGAAGACGAGCCGTGACACCCAGTCCCTGCACACAATCGTCATCGACTGCCCTGGCGCATTCGATGCCACCACCAAGCTTTTCACCCGCAAGGGCTACATCGCCAGCGTGACCGATCCGGCCTTCGAGGTCACGGACGAGCCTGCCCGGTACCAGGTGGAGTTCCAGGTCTCCGACTGATTTTTGGCTGGTTGCTTCCAGGCTGTTGAGTTCAGGGGGTTTCCATGATTCTGACCAAAGAACAGATTCTCGCGAATTGCGAGAAAGGCGTCTACAAGATCAGCACTGTTAGTATCCCGGAATGGGGTGGCGAAGTGTTGGTCCGGGAGTTCGACCTGGCCGAACGCGAGGTCTATGAAAACTTCTGCGCCGAGAACAAGGAGACCGGCAAGCGTGGCGCCGGCATCCGATCCAGGCTGATCATGATGACCGTGGTCGATGCTGATGGGCATCAGTACTTCACCTCGGCCGACCTCCCCAGGCTTGAGCTCCTGCCTTACTCCACCGCCAAGAAGATCTTTGATAAGGCCTTGGAACTGAATGGCTTGGGCGAAGACCAGAAGAAGGCCGCGGAAAAAAACTCCGAGACGACCCCGGGCGGAGATTCCTCTTCCGCCTCGCCGGCCATCTGAAGCGCACGGTCCGTGAACTGTGCCAGACGATGGGGTCGTATGAGCTAACGGAATGGGCCGCGCTGTGTGCCATTGAGCCTTGGGGGGATATGCGGGAAGACTTGCGCTCAGCCATGGAATGCCACGCATCCGTGATGCCGTATTCCAAAAAGGCCAAGCCAGCCGACTTCCTACTGCCGGATGTCCGGGTGAAAAGCGAGGACCGCAAGATCCTGCCACCCGCTACATTCATGGCGATTCTGAACGCGTCCTGCTGACGGGGGGAACATGGCCAGCAAAATTTCCTCCCTGCTAATCGGCATGCAATTCGACGGAAGCCAGGCCGAAGAGGGCATGGCTTCCGTCGCTGCTTCCGCCGACTCCATGGCGGAATCCGTCAAGCATGCCTCTGGCGTGATCGAATCGGCGACCGCCGATGTCTTCACAAAAGGCCTGAAGACCGCCAAGGATTTCGCCGCGTCGGTCATTGCCACCGGCACGGCCATGGCCACCCTGGCCCTTTCCGCCGAGGGCATCCAGGCCAAGCTCGGCATTGTGTTCGATTCCGCCGAAAAGGGCATGGCTGTTTTCGACGGCCTGAAGGAGATCTCGGTCCAAAACTCCGTGGGCCTGGATGATCTCAGTGATTCCGCCATGAAGCTGGCCAACGCCGGCTTCTCCGCCACCAGGTCGCTCGAGCTCGTTGGCAAGGCGGCCAAGCTGGACATTCTTGCCGGCGGCGGCGGCCGTGGCGTCGGCCAGGTGACCAGCGCTCTGGCCGAGCTGCAGAACGCCGGCTTTGCGACTGCCGGCATTTTCGAGAAATTGAAGGGCGCCGGTATCAACGCGTCCTCTGCCCTGGCCGACGAGCTGTCCAAGACCGGGAAAAAATTCACGCCCGAAACCGCCATGGATGTTTTGGACCGCGGCGGGGTCCTGGGAGCCACCGGCAAGAATGCCGTGGAGGCTGCCCTGGCGGATCCCAAGGCGCTGGCAGCCGCTGAGAAGCTGGGCGACACGGTGGCCGGCAGGGTCGACCGGATCCAGGGCATGATGCGGGAGGCAGTCCGCTCCTCCGGCGAGGTCCTGGTAAACGCACTGCCGATCAAAGAATTCACCGCCATGATCGAGGGCGGCGCCAAGGGCGTCCACGAAGTCATCCAGGAGCTAGTCCGGGAACTCAATCCGCTCTTCGGTCAGAGCAACGACAACTCCATCCAGGCCGCTTTCGAGTTTGGCAGGACCGCTGCCAAGGATATTGCTTTTACTTTGCTTGAAACCGGGGCAGGCTTAATCGATTCGTTTATGGCCATGAGCGACAGTCCTGTAGTCCAGGTTGCCATGGGAAAGAAGGGGCCAATAACCGCATTTGCTGAGGCTTATATTCCTGGTTACAAGATGTTCAACGAGGGATCTGATCGGATTGTTCCTTGGGGCGAAAAAGGCTGGTGGGGTAATGGGGGTCCCGGGGACAAGGGCGGGAGCGAACCTTGGAATCCTTTACGCGATCGCCTGGCAGCAATGCGGGGTGCAAGCTGGAACATCGCTGGAGGCCGAGGGGATTTTGGCTGGGGCGGCCAAGGATTACCTGGAAATAATGAAGCCGCTGCCAGCTATCTGGAAGTTAGCCGGAAGGCCCAGGCAGAACTGACGACAGATTTTGACAAGTTTTTGTCCAAACTTTTAACTCAGACGACTGCCTTGGATCAGATCAAAGGACAGTCTCCCGAAGCCCTAGTCGCCAGGCGAGACCAAACAAACCTGCTCGACAAGACCATCTCCGATTTCACTGGCCAAACGGAGACTGGGGCCGAGAAGGTCACTGCCACTTTCAAGCTCATCGAGGAGAACTGGACAAAGGTCTGGAAGTCCGGCCTGGACAATGCGCGGAAAGACTCGGTTATTGAGACTTTTCGCCGGCAGCGTGAATCCATGATGGCTGAATACGAGGAATCAACCCTCAACACGGTTCAAGCCTTTATTCGCGGGCAAGATTCCTTGGCTAAGGAAATGGAGGCATTCAAGAAAATCGCCGATCCAGACGCCCAGGGCCGGATGACTGCTGCCGCCCTGGCCAAAACCCAGGGAGCCCTCGAGGCATTCGAGGCCGGAACCTTGACGCCGTTCGAGAAGTATTTCGCCGAGCGTGGAAAGATCGAAAAGGAATTGGACTCTGCCAGAAACATCGCCGATGCCGCTGTCCGCGAAAGAGTGCTAGAGGTCCTGAAGCGTCGGGATGAGGCGACCCAGGAAATCTTTACCGCCTCCACCATGACGGATTACGAACGCATCCAGTCCCAGATGGACAAGGCCAGCGCTGCCTTTGACCAGGGCGTTATCAACGCTGATGAAAATGCCATCGATGTGGCAGCCAGGCAGATGGGCCAACTCGGCTTGCAGATCGCGAACATGGGGCGCATTGGCGATTCATTCTTCGCCCAGCGCGCTGACCGTGGATCGGTGGAAGAGTACCAGGCCCGCATGCGGGATCGGTTTGGGGATACGGGAAGATCTCTGGAGGACCTGCTTGAGGCTGGAAACCGCCAGGCGAAGGCGCAGTCGGACACTCAAATCGAATTGCTAAATCGGATCGCGAACAAAGTACCGGCAATTATGCCTGGAAAAGTCGTTATGGGGCGGAATTAACCCATGGGATATGTCAGGGTTATTGAGCAAAACGGACGCTCTGGCTCAGTGGACGCCAAGTTCAACCGTACCTACAAGCGCAACTTCTTGGTCCAGGTGGATTCCAATCTTTATGGCCCCTATTACGCTGCCAGCGCCACCGGCATTCCCAGGATTTTTGATCCTCACAATGAGGACCCCTATGCCTTCTGCACCAACCTTGACCCGACGCAGGACTCTGAAGATCCAACGCTTTTTCGAATAACTGCCAATTATGGCTACAACCTGGACGGCTGGACAACTGGCAATGGATTCAGCTCCACCGGTAATCCGTATGTTGACAACCAGCAAGCTGGGGTACCCATTGCTGACCGGCAATCCAGCCCCTTGCTTCGGGCCAGGGATTACGATTTTGACACCATCGCTTCGGGCCAAGAAGTTTTGGAATTCGATGTCCTTGGCCGTCCACTTTTAAATACTGCCGGCGACCCATTCAATCCGCCATACACCATTGAAAAACCAGCCCTTTCTCTGGTTGTCGGATTAAACTCCTCCGATGCTCCCGGTAATGTTTGGCTGGCCTACTACAACTACCTGAACGCATCATCTATGACCATCGGGCCCTGGACCTTTGGCGCCAAAATGGCGAAGCTCCGAAGGGTCACGGCAAAAAGAGTCAACGAGCAAAACATTTCTTACTGGCGCTGGATGATCGCTTTCGAAATCCGTCCAGACTGGAAATGGCGACCACGGTCCCAGGGATTCAGGGCCTACCAAAACCGAACTGTGAGCGGCGTGACGGTTAAAAAGCTTGAACATATTACCGATGCTGCTGGAGTTCGAACCCCATACCCTGTCGGCCTGGATGCCGACGGTTATGAGCGGATTGTCACCGAGACGATCGTGATGGGGGAAACCGTCAGGACGGACAACACCTACCAGCATGCGTGGGATGTGCTGCCCACAGTCTCTTTCCCAAGTCCGCTTTAAGGCTTCGCCATGGACCCAGGCTTTTTAATTGGGGAAGAGGACGCCGCCAGGCTGGCAGCGATGCTCAACCAATTTGAATGCGGGAAGCTAGGGGCAGTTGAGACTCCTCCGGTAATTGGTGGAACCTCCGAGCAGCCCAATGTCGCTTACGCCAAAGTCACTTCTGGAACACCGTCTTACAGCTACTACTACCCAGCAAAAAGGGTTTATCGCCACCTTGGTGACTGGGTAGAAGCGGAGGCCATCTGGCTGCGTGGCTTGAATGGCGAAACCCTGGAAAACGGTAAGTACTACCAGGCCAGATTTTTCAACATGTCGCCAACCCTGGAGCCTTCGGCGATTTATGCAACCCAGGTTCAGGCGTCCTCGATTATCCAGGCGTGCGTCGTCAAACCTACCGTTTACGCGAACGGCTGGTATGGAAGAATGCTTGGATATCAAATGAGTTTGACTGGTGCGTCTTATGGAGGCGGCATCACCTGGGTTCAAGGCGCTGCGGTCGGCATTATTTCGACGCGTTTGGGAGAAAGTGCAGGAACCAACATTTATCCAACCATTGGTCGACATTACCAAGGAGTTTTTGCAGGAATTGAATTAAGTATCCCTTGGTACGCGGTTGATGTGGAGGCAGTTTCAGGCGGAACTAGCACCGGCATGACCACCGGTGGCGGCCTGGTGTAATTCCGTCAGCCCCGTTTTATATCCTCGCTGCAGGACCAGAAAACGGGGGTTTTATGCTGCCAGTGCTGCTCTTCATTTTCGCCCAGTCGGCGGAATTCTCCGATCAAAAAATTGACGCCGGCGTCCTGGTGGAGATCAAGCCCTCCACCAGCGCCAAATCCATCCGGTATGTCAGCCAGTCGCCTGACCTGGTGGTTGTGCCGCCCGAGAAGGCCAAGGACCCCACCGCCTGCCTGGTGGTGGCGATCAGGCCCGGTACCTACTCCATCCAGGTCCTGACCGCCTCGGCTGATTTCGTGAATGAGCCCAAATATTTTCGCGTGGTCGCGACCAATAAACCGGGGCCCGGCCCAACTCCAGGACCTGGACCAGCCCCAGGACCAACCCCCGGACCCGTTGACCCAAACGACGGGATCTTCTCCGCCCTTTCTGGCATCGTCGGCGGATTGTCCGAGCCCAACCAGAAAGCCAGTTTGAAAAAGCTGGCCGTGGTCTACCAGGCCGGAGCCAACGCCGCGCCATCCCTCACGACCAGGGCGGATTTCGACGCCGCCATGCGCAAGGCCTTCGGTGAATCCGGCCTGCTCGGTGGCCAGCTTGTGGCGGTCCGCCAGTACTGCCTCGATGTTGTCAACGAAAACCTCGGCGGCGGATTTGACGGGGCCAAGGCGGCTGGAGTCTGCGGCCGCATCGCCAGCGCCTTGAATAAATTGGGGGAGTGACATGTCTTACGATGATTTCGACCTCGATGCCGCCATTCCCGGCGGTGGTGGCTGGATCGATGATCCGGCCGCGGTGGCGGCTGTCGCTGAATCCCTGCCCATGCCGACCTGGGGCGACACCCCGGCCAGCGCGTTGTCCATTGACGACACCCCGACGGAGGTCCTGGGCTGGCGCCTGGCCAACTCTGCCAACGGTGGAAAGCCCTTCCCCTGGGGCAACCAGGGCAACTGTCCGAGCTGCGTTTCGTTCGGCACGGCTCACGCCATCCTGCTGACGCTGGCCGCTGAAAAGCTGGCCTTCGACGGTGACGACCTGACCATGCCGGCACCGGAAGTGATCTACGGCGGCAGCCGTGTCCAGATCGGTGGCGGGAGGCTCCGTGGCGGTGGCTCCATCGGCGCCTGGGCTGGCGACTTCGTCCAGAAGTTCGGCTTCCTGCCCCAAACGAAAATCGGCTCGATCGATCTGTCGACCTACTCCATCGATCGCTGCAACTCCTACGGCCGCTCAGGTGTTCCCAAGGAGCTCCTCGAGGCAGCCAGCGGGCACACGGTGGCGGGCATCACCCAGATCAGAAATTTCAATGAGGCCTGCTGCGCCATGGCGCAGGGATTCTTCATTGCCGTCTGCTCCAACCGTGGCTTCGTGGGCAAGCGTGACGATAAGGGTTTCATTGCCCCACGCGGCACCTGGAATCACTGCATGGGCTTGGCGGGTTACAGGCGTACCGGTCGTGCTGGCGGCTTCATTCTCAACTCCTGGGGCCCCGATGCCCACATGGGCGGCAAGAGCCATCCGGACATGCCGACCAACGGTTTCTGGGTCGAGGCCGATGTCCTAGACCGGATGTTCGCCCAGGACGACACCTGGGCTTTCAGCCGGGTCAACGGATTCCAACTGAAGCAGCCAGCCGGAGGGTGAGCCGTGGGTCCGGAAAGTCTGAATGCCTACGAGCGCATTTACAACTTCTACGGCTTCCCGCTCCTGGTGTTGGCGGCCGTTGTTTTCCTGGCCTACAAGGTCATCACCTACATGGTCAAGAAGTTTGACCCGGTGCTTGATGTCCTGATCGGGTACCTGATCCAAATGCCTAAAGAGCAGGAGAATCAAACCAAGCTTTTGCAGGAAGGGCTTGAGGTTGGCAAACAGGCCCTGAAGGTTGGTCACGAAAACGGCAAGAAAATCGACGAGTTGCGGGGGTCGATTTGCGTGAATTTTAAAGCCCGCGTGGAAGGACAAGGGGGTTGATATGTCCGCTGAAGAAGTGAAAGAGCTGGTTGTTGGATCAGCATCCGATCCGATTGATTTGCCAACATCGTTACCGGTGGTTTCCGCCACCATCCTGCTGGACTTTGCCCGCGGGCGAAAGCCCTGGGATCGGCAGGTTTACGCCGCCATTCTCACCTTCGCCGCCTACGGCTATGTCGTGGTCGGCGAAAGAGTCTTTGGCAGCACGGTCGGAGGCCTGAGCGACAGCCAGGCCGCTGATGAGCTCGAGACAGCCCTGGCCGTCCAGGGCGAGGGAGCAAGCGCCGGTGGTCCGCTGACTGTGGCGGTGGTGTCCATGCTGGTCGAGTGGGCCTTGAAAAAGCTGCTCGAAAAGCTGGGCGTTTGATTCAGGTACGGTGACCAGGGAGTTGTAGCGTGGCGCTGAGTACCAGCCTGTATTACACGCAGTCGATCGGCAACCCCTCCAAGAGGTTGCAGAACTCGGACGGCACCTCCCTGGTTGCTGTTTACGCCACCGGCATCAATGGCGGCATCGTCAAGGGCCTGCTGGTCACCTCCACCGACACCGCGGATGTGGACCTGAAAGTCGTGCTGAACAACGGCACCACGGATTTATTACTGGGCGTCATAAAGATTCCAGCCGGATCCGGATCCGATGGCACCCTGCCCAATGTGGACCTGCTTGGCAGCCCACTCCTGCAGGGCCTGCCCTTCGACAACAAGGGCAAGCGCTGCCTGCCGGTGGCCGGCGCCTATGTGATCAAGGTTGGCGCCGTGGCGGCGGTATCCAGCGGCAAACAGGTGGACATTATCACGGCAGTTGAGGAGTTCTGACATGGCAAAGTCCACCGACCTGAATTTTACGCAGGATATCGCCAATCCGTTGAAGCGCATTAACAACGCCAACGGCACGACGGCGGTCACTGTTTACACGGCTCCAGCAAACGACGCCGTTTTGAAAGGCCTGATTGCGACTTCGACCGATACGGCTGCTGTCAACCTTCAGGTTTTCATCAGCGACGGCACGACCGACCACCTTCTCGGAACGGTTCGTATCCCCGCCGGCTCTGGCACCGACGGCGCGACTGCCAGCGTGGATATTCTTGGATCGAGCCTTCTGCCTGGCCTGCCGGTGGACATGAACAACCGCAAGGTCTTGCCTTTGGAGTATGGAAAAATTCTCAAGGTAGCGCCACTGGCCGCTATCACCAGCGGCAAGCAAGTCGATTTGACACCAGTAAGCGAGGAATACTAACCATGCCGGTAGTCGCAGTTAATCGATGGGCCAGCACTGCCTATGGAATCACCTCGGCAGGTCGCAAAATTTGGACGGCAACTAAAAGCGACACGGATGAGCAACCAAATGTTTTCCGGCGGGTTCGCGCCAATGTAGGCGGAACGCTTCGGCTTGTCCCAGTCGAGGGCGACAGCTATGTCGACTTCACCGTTGTAGCCGGCGAAAATATCGAGGGTTTTTTCAAGGCGATTTTGTCAGCCGGGACAACGGCAACCGGACTGGTTTGCTTCGAATAATAAGGGGCTGACCATGCCCGATCTTTTGACTATCGGTACCAATCGGGGAATATCCATGTCAGGAATTGGAATCGGAATTGGTATTTCCGAATTCAAGGCCAGGAATATTGCCGACCTGGTTCCGGTTCTTGATTGGTATCCAGCATTAACCCAGAGTATCACGCCTTCAATTGGGCCCTCCTGGAGCTATTCCCGGGCAAGCTCTGGCACCTATCGGGACTCATCTGGAGCGGCTCAGACTGCTACCACCAACACGCCAAGATTCGACTATGTCTATAGCGGCGGTTCCTGGGTTTGCCGCGGCTTCCTTTACGAACCGCAGCGCACCAATATCCTTTTAAACTCGGCCACCCTTTCAACCCAAAGCGTATCGGTTACCGCCCAGGCCTATACCCTGTCGTTCTATGGCGCTGGGACTATTACCCTTTCAGGCACTTCAACGGCCGGGCCGTTGGTTGGCACTGACGCAAACAATCGGGTTTACCTGACCTTTACGCCAACGGCAGGAACGCTAACCCTTACCGTTTCCGGTTCTGTAACTAACGCCAACCTTGAGGCCGGATCATTTCCAACATCATGGATTTCCACGACCGGAACAAGTGCCACCAGGTCGCAAGATGTTTTGGAATTGACTGGTGCCGGGTTTACTTCCATTTTCAACGCAAGCGAGGGCGCCATTGTTGCCGAATACGATTTTTCTTGCCCAAGCTCAGGGATTACATATTTCCCATTTATTTGCGGATTCTCCGACGCTGGCACAAACACAAAAAGAATTTTCCACATTGCGGACATACCTCCTGGTCAATACGCTTTTTCCGTCAATGATGGATCGGGTGGAAATTCAAAAATAAGCCTAGGAACATTTTCCGGTGACGGCACGGCTACAAAAGCGGCAATGTGTTACAAGGCAAACGATTTGGCTATCTCCGTTAACGGATCGGCGGTAAGCACGGACACAAGCCAATTGATGCCTACGGGTATTGACCGGATGCAGGTTGGCGGCAACTCGGCATCGGCAATATTTAGCGGGCACATTTCCCGGCTGAGATATTACAACATTAGGCCGACAGATACCAAACTTGTGGCGCTTTCAGCATGATTGACCTACTTCTTTGTTTTCCGTCCCAAAACGCCGCTGCCCAAATAGGCATGGCTTTGGGCTACACTTTGCCCGATGGGAACGGCGGTTGGAATACAACCGAAGCCACTTTAACCTTGGCGGTTTGTGTGATTGGTGAGCACTCCGTTGGCGGTGTTCCCGATGGAAAATGGTGGGTCATGGTTCGGAGTCTTGTCGACATACCGGTACCCGATGCGATAACGCCTTACATCGTGCAACGCGATCCTAACAATCCAGCCATACCAAACCAGGTTTGGGCATGAATTACGGCGCCGCTGAAACCATTGGATACAACCGCCAGGCGATACCCATCGGGGACGACTGGCGACGGATAAATTTTGCGTTGGCTGGCTACGGGTACATTCTGCCGGCGACCAGGTCGGCGCCAGTAGTCGTTGACCTGGCCAACAGCTCGGTCCTCAAAACAGAGGTCGTCCTCACATCCCGGGGGAACTGATGTCCACTCCCACCAAGACTTTCGCCCTGGGCGCCGTGGCTGATCTGCAGGGAGCCTTCACCAATGAAGGCACGCCGGTGGATCCGACCGAAGTCACGCTCATCGTCAAGGCTCCATCCGGGACAAAGACTATCAAGACCTACGGCGCTGGAGAACTGACCCGGGAAAGCACCGGCGTTTATTCGTTCCCGTTTGTTTGCACCGAATCCGGCCGGCACTACTACGAGTTCGCCGGTACCGGGGCCTACATCGCCACGGACGAAACCAGCTTCTGGGTGAACCCCAGCCAGGCCAATGGCTGATCTGTTCCTAGCAGAAACAAGAAGGAGGAATCCAAGTGAACAAGTGCTGCGCTGATGGAATCGGGCAACTGGTTGAAGCGGTGAACAAAAAGTTTTCGCCGCTCTTGGAGACCGAAAGTCCGCTAGTTCCCATGACTGCGGAGCAATTCGGGATGTTCAAAATTTTGGTCTATCTGAACGAATCCGCCGAAGACTTGTTGAAGGAAAAGGTGAAGGTCAAAGAGGCCTGAAATAAAAAAAACGGGGCCCGGAAACCCGAGACCCCGCCGACCGGTTACCCAGTCCCAAATCAAATTTTATTCGGCTTTTTTAGGTCTGCCAGGCTTGCGTTCCGCCACGGCCTGGAGGTCGGCGGTTTTAATCAGGTAATCCCGCCCAACCAGTTGGGCCGGCAAACGGCCAGACCGGATCAGCACGCGCACCCGGTCGGTCGATAAGCCGAGGCGGGCGGCGGCTTCGGTGGTGGTTAGGAGGTTCATGCAGTTACCTTTAAGTGCTTCATCACCTTAGCCCGCTCCTCTCGGCTCATAGCCGCATACTCTTCGTCCGGGATTTGCTTGGCCCGCTTCACCCACCGCTGATCCATAACCGACCAGTAAGTTACCGTTTTGTCTTTGTGCAGTGTGGTCTTCATTTCACTTCCCCTTGTTGTTTGGGTGGCAGGTGTCAGCCACCAAGGAGCGCCCACATTCCTCATGGATCTGCCAGAAATCCAGCGGTTCAAGGAATTCCTCCCAAGCCGAATGGCCAGCCCCATAAGCGGGCATATCCTCCCTGGCCTTCAATGCCTCCACAACTACTTGGGTGCAAGAGTCGTCGCCGTCCTCCCCCATGTGATCGGTGATGTAGTTTTCCAGATCTCGCCGGCTACTGATGTTCAGTTGCATTGGTCCCACTCCAAGCTTTAGTCCGCCCCTCGCGTCCCATGCCTAAACTATATCGCACGCGAATTAGTTCTGTCAACAATAAATTTTGGGAATCGACAAAAACTTTTGTGGGGAGCCGGCCGGGTGAAGGTGAAGGCGGTTTAGGGCTTGGCAGGTCCAGAGAGTCCAACCTTCTTTTTGGCTTTCGCGATCGCCGCTTTAGCCTGGTCGACCAGCTTGGTCTTTTCACCCTCAGGCATCTTGGCCGAGTCCATTTCCTTGATGGCAGCCTCCAGCCGTTTGTCCGCTCCGGCGATGTAGGTCTTGGCCTGCTCCTGCATCTGGTCCATCACCGATTCCTTGGGCTCCTTGAAGGAATCCTCAAAGCGCTGCTCGTAGGATTCCAGCCCGCGGATAAGCTTTGCGATGGAGTCGCGGGCATTGGCTTCCGCGGCGGACGCTTCGGCCTGATTCTTTTTGGCCAGGTCCTTCATGGCGCCTGCGGCCTCATCCGCTTTCCGCTTCTTCCTGATTTCTTTGGTCCGCTTGGCAATTTCCGCCGATTCTTTGGCCAACTCTTCCTTGGCTTTCTTGTTCTTGGGCACAATGACAGGCTCCAAAATATGCACGGTCCTGGTGCCAAAAGAGGTTTGATATGTTTCGGTCCCGGTTACCGTCATGATTCGATCAACCGTCAGCAGCGTGCTGTCAGCTAGTCCTTCCGTGCTCAGCTTTTTGACCATGACGAGGACATCAAGGTCCCTGCCTCCGATAACAACCCGCCCGTTGTACCCACCGTAATCAGTGAAGGAAAAACGGATGTGGCCAAGCATCTGGTCTTTGCCCAGGATCTGGAAAATTTTGAAATACTGGGACGGCAAAGTCCCCTTATCGCCAACTTTCAAAGGGTTTGATAGTTCCCTTAAATCCGCCTTGTTGATTTTCTCTGGAATAAATCCAGCCTGCAGTTCGTCCAAAAAATCCTTGGCATTTTCAATCTGGGTTTTCGCGATTGCGATTTCGTTTTCACGCCTGACATTGGTCAGGAAATAAAGTTTTCCATTTTCAAAAACTTCACCGGTTTTCGATTTACCGGCTTTGGCTGGAGAAACAACCGACAGCTCGCAAAGTTTCAGGCGACTAATGGCCTTGGAGACGGCGATCTCCTGGCTCTTTATGGCTTCCTTGTCGATTGGGTACGGCGGATCAACCTGGAGGAAAATTAAAAGTGCCAAGCAAATCATGGCAAATCTCCTACCCGTACTTTTCAACCACCTTGGAGCGCACTGAGTCAGAGACTTTGGCATACCTCTGGGTGATTGTCCCTGGACGATGTCCAAGGATTGAGCTTATAACCTGCTCTTCAACTCCCTTATTTACCAAAAATGAAGCTGCCGTGTGGCGGATTTGTCTGGGAACATAAGGAGGGATTCTGGCAGCCAGGCAGGCTCGTTCAAAAGCTTGGCGGTAAAGATAGTGTCTGATCTCCCCGCCGTCCTTGGATGGAAATAAAAGCCCTTCTTGGATCTCATCTAGAAAAGGTCTGATTGCTTTCCTTGCTCGAGGACCAATCAGGATTTCCAGTTTATGGCCACGGTGTCGGCCCTTGTGCTGGACTGGTCGATAAACCCAAGTTTTCTCAGAGCGATCGATCTCGCCAGCCCGGATAGCCAGGGCGTTTTCAGAACGGCATCCGGTGAAAAGATGGAAAGTGAATATGGGCTGCCATCGTTCAGGAAGCTTTATGTATAGCTTCTTCAAATCAAATTCCGGGATTGGCGTCATCTCCCTGTTTTCGGGAGCAACTCCAGCCTTTAGGCGCTCGTACCTCGAAAGCCTGATGAAGTGCGATGTATCAATCCACTCTCTTTGCTCGGCAAAAGCCAGGGCCCGCAGGATCCTGGCCAAGTACTCATTGACGGTTTTCCGGGAAAGGCATTTGCCGACACAGTAGTCCCGCATCTGGATCAGGTGATCGCGGGTCAGATCGTTCAGGCGGATGGTGGCGATCCCGCATTCCACCGCTACATCTGCGGCACGGCTGCAAACATTGTATTCACCTGTGTGTGAGCCATCGGCCCGCCGCAAACGGAGGTCCTGTTCTTTAAGCCAGGCAAGGAGGACGGCGGAAAGACTCTTTGGGACGCCGGTTAATTTGGCGGGGCCGATCCCTGTATCACGGGTAAAATCAGTAACCCATTTTGCGTAAGCTTTGGCGGACTCTTTAGATCCCCATTCCCCAAGATAGACCTGTTTTCCACTCAGTCTGGGGTCACGAACATAGGCTTTATTCATCGCCTTATGCCGACAAAGCTTCGGGATTCTTTGCCTCATCGTGTTAAAAACCGCCAAGGAGTGTTAGCCAACTCTCCCTAAGTCCAATCGGGGCAACAAGATTTGAACTTGCGACCTCTTGGTCCCGAACCAAGAGGCATCCCTCCCGACCAAGAGCCGTCCTGGCTTCAAAACGCCGAGAATTTATGGCGAGTTGAGCAAGACATAATACGCCTGCCGAACTCTAGTGGAACACACAAATCCTTATTTTTTGAAATTTTCTTGGTGTAAAAGTGTTTGGAAAAGTGTTAGGATCCCGACCACCAAGAGGTCATAGATTTTTTGTGAAAGGTTTTGCCCTCTGGCCGCAATGAACATTTGTACAGTACTTGCGGAATAAATTGCCGAGACAACTCAGATGCTCAAAATTAGCCAGGTGGCCACCCGGTTGAATGTGGTTCCCCAAACCGTTTTGGGCTGGATTGCCAAAGGTGTCCAGACCCCAAACGGTTTGCGCAAATTGGCAGCTGTGAGGGCAGGCAGGTCCTGGCGTGTGACCGAGGCGGCCCTGGAAGAGTTCCTCGATTCAAACGAAACCGCCGAACCGCCACCCAAGAAAAGAAAAAACCAGTCAGAACAAAAAATTATCGATGCGGAACTTCAAGCCCTGACCGAGTTTCTGAACAAAAACAAATGACCTCTTGGCGAATTGTGTTGACCTCTTGGTTTTTTGTGTTTACTCTTTCCCCGTGGGATCAAACCCACGGCAGAGCCTAAGGACGGGAAAGCGAATACTCCAGTCTGAAACTCTGCCTCCGCCCGGAGGCCATGTCTTGTTAGTCCTCACCCGCCAACCCCAGAATGCTTTCTTTATTTCGCACCCGGAAGGGCGCATTACTGTACGCATCCTCAATGTCTCCGGGCCGAGCGTGCGTCTAGCGATCGATGCTCCACGCTCCGTGGAGATCCTGCGGGATGACGCCCACGAAAAGACGGACTCGCCCACTGCCCGCAAGCAATGGGAAGTCGGATTCAACAATTCCCCCACCCCTGAAACCAAGGAGTCTACCCATGACCGTTGAAGTGCCAGTTGAGACCAAGGCCATTTGTTTGAATCAGCCCGTGTACACCACGCTGAAAAAGATCCGGTCGTTTGGACCGTGCGAGCAAGGCTGGCGCACGCTGCTGTTCAATCTGTGCAAAACCAAGGCGGACGATGAGCCGCTGACTTTTTCCGCCATCCTGGAATCAAACGGGCTGGACGATGCCTTGTGGTGTTTGCGGACAGTAGCGGATTCCCACTGTGAACATCTCTGGGAATTCTGCGCATCTGTTACCGAGCGCAGCCTGGATCGATGGGAAGCCTGGGCGAAAGAGCACGCGCTGGAACATCTGCACGCTGTTCGCAATGTGGTGGAAGGATTGCGGTCTGGAAAATTCGCCGCCGCCTGGTCCGCCGACGCCGCCAGGTCCGC